AGCAGACAATGCGCGCCCCAGACGGCTCGCAGGTCATCCGCCTGGTGTTGAATGCTGTCGCGGACGACCTCGCGCACGGCGGCAAGACGGCCGCGGCGATCAAGGGCCGGTTCGGACTGCGGGAGGCCGTGTAATGGGCGGGCCTCGCTGCCGAATCCTAGATCATCCCGACCGGGAGATCATCGACGCCGAGCTGGCCTCGTCGCGCAGCGTGGCCGCGGTGGCGCGCAAGTGGGGCTTCCCGCGCAAGACGCTCGACGACTACAAGCGCCGACACCTCCCGCCGGAACGTATCGCGGTGTTGCGCGGCCTTGCCCCGTCGGAACTCGACGCCGACATCGAGCGCCTTGTCGCCACCGGCGGCGAACGGGCGGTCATCGGCATGGCCCGCGTGGCGGTGAAGTGCGAGGAGATGGCCGAGCGGTGCGAGAAGCTCGGCGACTTCCGCAACGGCGCCACCTACCGGAACCTGCAGATCAAGGCCCAGATCGAGCAGGCCAAGTGGGCGAACCTGTACCCCAAGGGCGCGCGCACGGTGAACAACAACGTGGTGCTGTCGAATGGCGAGGCGCTGTTCCGCATCTTCGACAAGATCCTCGACACGGCGCAGACCTTGCCCGACGCGCGCCGCATGTTTGCTGCCGAGTTGCGCCAGCTGAGCGCGCCGATCGATGGGGAGGCCACCCATGCGTAACGAGGCCGAGCGTCGCTACCTCAAGGCCAAGGAATGGAAGTACGACCCGGTGCAGATGATGCGGGACGCTGGCTTCGAGCCCGACCCGCACCAGGTCGAGCTGTTGGAGTGCAATGACGACCAGACGCTTGTCCTGTGGCCGCGGCAGTCGGGCAAGTCGCAGACGTGCGCGGTCAAGGTACTGCACCGGGCGTGCTTCGACCCGGGCGACATCGTGATCCTCGCTGGCGAGAAGCAGGGGCAGGCGCAGGAAATCTATGAGCGCGCGTTCGAAATGCACGGCACGCTCGCGAAGATCGGCGATCTGCCGCCCGTCGAGCGGTCCGACAACGTGCTCAAGTTCGGCAACGGATCGCGCGTTCTGGCGCTTCCCTCGACGGTCGATTCGATCCGCGGGTACTCGGCGAAGCTGGTGCTGATCGACGAGGCCGCCTTCACCGGTGACGACACGCTCGCCAAGGTCGCGCCCATGCTGTCGGCAACCAACGGCCAGCTCATTTGCGCGTCGACGCCCAACGGCGCGCGCGGCTGGTTCTATGACGCATGGACCGGCGGCTCGCCGGCATGGCGCCGGCTCAAGGTCACCATCGACCAACTGCCGCGGCTGACCGCGCGCGAACTCAAGCGCCAGCGCGAGCTGCTGACCCCGAACCAGTTTCGCCAGGAGTTCGGGCTTGAGTTTTTGGATATGGACCTGCAGTTCTACTCGACGGAGACGATCGAGGCGGCGCTGTGCGACGACATCGTGCCGCTGTTCGAGCGCGACTGCTTGCTGGAGGCCGCATGAGCTTGACCGTGACCAAGGTCGACTACTTCACCGGCATCGACATCGGCCAAGTCGCCGACTCGACGGCTTACGCGGTGATCGAACGGCATCGCGCCGTCGCAGACCTCGAAAACCTGCATGAAGGCTGGCACGAGCGCGCCAAGAAGGAGGCTCGGGAAACGCCGACGCGGCTCGACCTGGTCTGGGCTGATCGCATCCCGCTGGGTGTGCCATACCCCGCCCAGGTCGAGATCCTCCGCGACGTCCTGCTGCGGCCGCAGCTGCGCGGCTGCGCGGTGTACCTCGACGCGACGGGTGTCGGACTTGGTCCGTACCAGATGCTCAAGCAGGCCGGCATCCGCAACATGCACGGCATCAAGATCACCGGCTCGACGGGCCCGGCCAAGCAGACCCCCGATGGATGGAACGTCGGCAAGCTTGAGCTGGTGAGCGCTCTGCAGATCGAGATGCAGACCGGGCGCCTTCGCATCGGAAGCCGGATCCCGCACGCCGCGACGCTGGTGCGCGAGCTCAAGGAGTTCCGCAGCCGCCAGAACGCGTCCGGGCACCTGACCTTCAACGCGCGCGAGGGCCAGCACGACGACCTGGTACTCGCACTCTCCTATGCGGTGTTCGGGGCGCTGCGCCCGACGCCGGTGACCAATTTCCCGATCAGGTGGGCAGCATGAGCACGACCGATTACAAGCATCCCGAATACGTACGCATGCTGCCGCTCTGGCAGCAGGTTCGCGACACGTGCGCCGGTTCGCACGCCGTCAAGGCACGCCGCGAAGCGTACCTCCCGAACCCGAGCGAAGACCCGAACAGCACCGAGGGGCGCCGGCGCTACCAGAGCTACCTGCATCGCGCGGTCTACCTCAATGCCACTGGCCGCACCCTGCGGGGGCTGGTCGGCGTGGCGTTCTCGAACTGGCCACGATTCGTGTTGCCGAGGGGTGCCGAGTACCTGGCTGACGACGTGAACGGCTCTGGCGTGGGCCTGGTCAATCAGGCGCAGTCGGCACTGGCCGACGTCCTGCAGACCGGACGCGGTGGCCTCCTGGCCGACTGCAGTAGTCGCGACGAGACGGAGCAGCTCCGCCCGCGCACGCAGGCCGAAGCCGAGGCCGAAGGCTGGCGCGTGACGCTGAACTACTACGCGGCCGAGCGCATCCTGACGTGGGAAGTCCAGGGCGACCGCCTCACGCGCCTGGTGCTGCAGGAAACGCACGCCAAGTACGAAGGTGGGGAAGTCGAGTACATCCCGCAGTTGCGCGAGCTGGTCATGGAGGGCGGCAAGCAGGTGGTGCACATCTGGCGCCAGTTCTCCGACAAGGGCAAGTTCATCAAGGTGGCGACCTACAAGACCTCGCTGCCGTCGATCACCTTCCACTTCATCGGCGCGGAGAACAATGACCCGTGGCCGGACACGCCGCCCCTCCTGGACCTGTCCGACCTGAACCTCGCGCACTACCGCAACTCCGCCGACTACGAAGAGAGCGCCTTCCTCATGGGCCAGCCGATGCTGGCGATCACCGGCGTGACGGATGAATGGGTCAAGGAGAGGGGCGCGGTGTACGTGGGCTCTCGCGCGCCGCTGGCGTTGCCTACCGGAGGCGACGCGAAGTTCCTGCAGGTGCAGCCGAACACGCTGGCCAAGGAAGCCATGCAGGACAAGGAGCGCATGATGGCCATGATGGGCGCGCGCCTGCTGGCGCCGACCGCCGCGCCCATGACGGCGACACAGAGCGCGTCGGAGACCAAGGCGGCCTATTCGGTGCTGTCGAACGTGTGCGACAACCTGAGCGAGGCCTACCGCGCCGCGCTGGGATCGGTCGCCCGCATGTTGAACCCCTACTCGCCGGACCAGGTCGACTTCGCGATCGACACCCGGTTCAACGACCTCATGCTGGATGCCAACGCGATCCGCGAGACCGTGGCAGCGTGGCAGGCCGGGCTGGTGCCGCAGTCCGACGCCTGGGCGACCCTGCGCCGGCTTGGTGTCGTCGACCAGGGCAAGACCGACGACCAGCTGCGCGCCGAGATCGACGCGCAGGGCCCGGCGCTGGACCTGGACGCAGCGTGACATGGCGCTGATCGTCGAGACCGGCGAGGGGCTGCCCGGCGCTGAATCCTTCGCGTCCGTGGCCGACGCCGACGCCTACCTGGGCGACCGGGGGCATACCGCTTGGGCAGCGCTGGCCGAGCCGGCAAAGGAAGCGGCGCTCCGGTTGGCCACGGACTACCTGGAAGCCGTCTATGGCCCGCTGTGGCTGTCTGAGCGGCGCACCGAAGCGCAGGGGCTGTCCTGGCCCCGCGTGGGCTGGCCGGGCGTCCCGGCGCCCGTGCGCAACGCCTGCGTCGAGCTGGCGCTTCGTGCGGCGGCGGGGCCGCTGATGCCGGACCAGGGGCCTGCCGTGCAGTCGGAACAGGTGGGGCCGCTCCTGGTGGCCTACCAGGACGGCGCGCGGCAGGGCGTGCGGTATGTGCTGGTCGACAAGATGCTGGCGCCCTACCTGAGCGCCAACAAGCTGCGGAGGGCGTGACATGGCCGCATCGCTCCATGACCAGGTGACGCGCCGGCAGGTGTTCCTCGAACGCTACAAGGCCGAGGAGCTCCGGCGGCTGGACGCGTTCCTCCGCGACATCGACCGGGCGCTCAGGGAGCGCCTGGGCCGCGCCGGGACTGCTTTCCAGCGGGATCGGATCGAAGGCCTGCTGACCGAGGTCGGCACCCTCATGGAGGCTATCCAGCGGCCGTACCAGCGCGACCTGTTCGACCGCCTGCGCGAACTGGCGACGCACGAGGCCGACCTCGAGGCGCGCTCCCTGGCCGGCCTGCCGCTTTTCCAGCCGACGGTGCCACCGCCGGCGCAACTCCATGCCGCGGTGTTCGCCGCGCCCCTGGGCGCTCGGGGCGCGGGTGGCGGCCTGCTGCTTGAGGCCTTCGTCTCACGGTGGGCTGAGAATGACCGCGAGCGCGTGATCGGCGCCATCCGTCGCGGCGCCTTCGAAGGACGTACGACGGACCAGATCATCCGCGACATCCGCGGTACTCAGGCGCGGCGGTTCCAGGACGGGATCCTGGCCGTCAACCGGCGCGCCGCCGCGACGGTGGTGCGCACGGCCGTGCAGCACGTGGCCACGCAGGCCCGCATGGAGACCCTGCAGGCCAATGCCGACATCCTGCGCGGCTACGAGTGGTCCGCCACGCTCGACGGCCGGACCGGTCAGATTTGCCGCTCGCTGGACGGCCGTGTCTTCGAGCTCGGCAAGGGCCCGCTCCCGCCGGCGCACCCGAACTGCCGGAGCTCGATCGTCCCGGTCACCAAGAGTTTCCGCGAGCTGGGGATCGACGCGGACGACTTGCCGCCCGGCATGCGTTCCAGCGTCGACGGACCGGTCGACGGCACGCTGACGTACTACGAATGGCTCAAGCGCCAGCCGCGGGCGTTCGTCGAGGAGGCGCTCGGCCCGACCCGCGCGCGCCTGTTCCTCAAGGGCGGCATCGATGCGGAGGAGTTCGCCAGGTTGCAGCTCGACCGGAACTTCCAGCCGCTGACGCTCGAAGAGCTGCGCCGGCTCATCCCGCACGTGTTCGAGCGGGCGGGGGTGTAGGCCGCAGGGCGTGGCCTGCCATGGCCGCCGGGGGTGGGATCGGGCGCAGGGCGGTGTAGGGGAACCCCGCGCGCAGAATGCAGTCCCTGTGCAGTCCCGCAGAAACGAAAAACCCGGCTCGATGGCCGGGTTTCTCGCAAGTGCCTGATCTTCTAGGCCTTTTTTGGTGGGCGGTGTAGGGATCGAACCTACGACCCTTGCCGTGTGAAGGCGAAAAACGGCCCTTGTCTATCAATGAGGTAGACGCAACCCCTTGAAATATAAGGCGCTCAACCCCGCCACTCCCCGCCGAAAGGTGATAAAGTGCAGTCCAGATGCAGTCCAGGATCGCACGCGATGGCCGGAAGGAAGAACGATGACGGGGCACTGAGCGCGCAGCTGGCGCGGGTGCTTGAGGGGTTCAAAGGGAGCGAGCGCATCGAGGCTGACCTCGGCCTCAAGGGCTTCATGGATAGGCTGCTGGAGGCGCTCAAAGACCCGGCGAACCGCCCCGACACCGCGAAGCGCGTATGGGACACGAAGACTACCAAGCTGTGCCTCCGCGTCCGCGAGAGCGGCGCGGCTGCTTTCTATGTGCAGTGGTCGCGCACCGGCTCTGCAAAGTTGGGAACCCCCCGGGACGGGCTGACTGTGGAAAGGGCCCGCATCCGGGCCCTGGCTCAGCTCGTGTCTGCCAACGATGCGAAGGACGGCATTCCCGAGATGGTCCGCCAGAAGCGCGAGGCGATCGCTGAGGCGCGTCGGACCATCTTCACCGTGGCCGACGCCGGCAGGGAGTACGTGCGCTCGCTGCGGCGGGACAAGCGCACGGCCGCCGCCGCCGACGCAGAGCGTCGCTTCGAGCGCGTCCTCTACCACGACCCGCTGGGGGCGATCGAGTTCGCTTCCCTGACGCTGGCCGACGTCGAAGCCTGGCGCGATCGCATGGAGGCCGGAATCATCCCGAACCTGCCGGCGAAGCGGGGCAGGCCGGCCGTGGCCAAGCCCATGTCCCCGGCGTCCTTCAAGCGGACGCTCACGACACTCAAGGCCGCGCTCAACGCGGCGCTCGACAGCGACGACAACCTGCCGGAGACGCTCTCGCGCGCCTGGAGCAAGGTGAAGCCGGAGGCCGGCGCCGACCGCCGCCGCGACCTGTACCTGACGCGCGAGCAGCGGCGCGCGCTGCTTGACGCCTGTGCGGACGGACTGCGCGACTTGGTGGAGTGCGTGATCCTGACGGGTTGCCGACCAGGCGACCCCGCGCGCATGCGCCGCAGCGACTACCAGGTGCGCAACGGCCGCGGCTTCGCGACGTTCCGGACCAAAGGGCACGAGCGCTGCGTCCCTCTGTCACCGCAAGCGCAGGCGCTCTTCGACCGGCTGGCCAAGGACAAGCTCCCGACCGCATACCTGTTCACCAAGGACAACGGCCACCCGTGGGCTGCGCATGACTGGCGCGATGCCTTCAAGGAGGCTGTCCAAGCGGCAGGGCTACCGCCGGAGACGGTGCTTTACACCCTGCGGCATAGCTGGATCACGGATGCGATCACCGGAGGCATCGACCTGCTGACTGTCGCCAAGCTGGCCGGCACGTCACTGGCCATGATCGAGAAGCACTACGGGCACCTGGTCGAGGATCGAGTCCCTGACCAGCTGGCGGCCATCCAGATGATGTAAGCGGCCGCACGGGGCGTTGCCGCGCCCCGCCGGCCTTCCACAACCGAAGAGGAGACCTTCGACCATGGCAACTGTGAGTGTAATCCGCGAGGGACTGAACGACCTTGGCGCGCGTCTGGAAGATGCCCGCACCGTGCTGGACCTCATGACCGACGTGGAGCCGGGGCCAAGCGCCGAGGCGCAGCAGCTGCACCGCGGGGCCTTGACTGCCTTCCGCCTGGTCGTCGATGCGATCCAGGCGCTCGAGGCCGTGGAGTCTGCGGCATGAGCGCGCAGATCATCGCGTTCCCGGCCGCCGCCATCGTGCGCCAGCCGCCGTCGCTCGAGTCCGCCCGCACGCTCGCGGAGCGCCGGCAGCTGATCGGACCGCTGACCGTCGCCGAGCAGATGGACCTGGAAGCCCGGCTGGCAGACGACCTCATGATGGCCATCATGTCGCGCAACGCGCGGAGCTTGCGCCCGGAAATGCACCCCAGGGCCCTCTGTCCGGGGTTCGGGCAGCGTGGCGAGTTGACGGATGACCGCTACCTGGGCAGCGCCGAGGAACAGCACCTGGCCGCCCTCAAGCGAGTGCAGGCGCGGCTCGCGTGGCTGATCGGTCGCCTCGAGCGCAAGCGCGGCGCGGGAGGGCGCGCATGACCGGGAAGCCGGACAAGGGCAAGGGCGCCCCTGCGGGGGCGTCGGGTAGGGGGAGGCGCTGATATGGCGAAGATCCCCGTGCGCGTTCGTGGCGGAGGAATTGAAGCGCTGATCGACGTTCTCGAAGCGGGCCAGGCAGACCCCGACGACCAGAAGTTCGCGGCTCAACTGCTCAGATTGGCGGGCCCATCCAGGCATAGCGAATCGAACGTGCATGCTGTCCGCAAATGGCACATCTACTGGCAAGTCAGGTCCTACCTCGACGGCGGGACGTCGCTGAACGCTGCTTGCAAGCTCGTGGCCGCCGAGCATGCCAAGGCATCGAAAGACGCCCCGCGGATCGAATCGGCATACGCATACGAGCACGAAGGCGGCCGGCCTCGCACGTTGAGCTGGACTCGCATCAAGGCGCTCTACGAAGAAGCACGGGACCTGTCGGCAGACCTCGACAGGTGGATTGAAGAAAACGAAGGTTTCAATCCAGCCGACTGACGGACGCTGCACCCTAACGGCCATCGCGGCCGATGTCCCAACAGGGTGCAGACGATGTCCCACCGAGCGGTCTCCAAGCGCCGGATCGTCAATCCGCTTATCCGCCAAGCGGTTGAAGCCGGAGAGTTCATTCCGCTGAGCCAGTGGCTCCGCGAGCGCGGCATGAGCCGCAGCAGCTTCTATCGACACCCCGAGATTCCGACCGTCAAGGATGGCCGGCGGGTCTACGTCGCTCGCGCCTATGAGGTGCGCAAGTGAGCCGCCCGTGCACTCCGCGCGAGGCGCCGGCCGACGCGCTCGCCTACAACCTCGACCAGGCAGCCGCCCGCCTGGGCATCGGCAAGACGATGCTCGAGGAGCTGGTCGCGGCCGGCCAGATCAAGTCCTTCCGCGTCGGGCGCCGCCGGCTGGTCAGCCGCGCCGCGCTGGAAGCCTTCATTGCCCGACAGGAGAGAAAGGCCGCATGAAGCTGCATCCGCCTCACGGCTGCCACTCGCTGACCGAACTGCGCGCGATCGCGATGTCGGCGCAGGGGCGCGTCCGCCTGCAGAACATGCTGAGCGAGTACCAGGCCCGGCGCGCGCTCCTGCCCCGCCATGACCAGGTCACCCACGACATCGCGGCCGCGCGCGTTCGCCACGCCCTGGCCGAGCACGAGCGCAGGCCCGCACCGCCGCCCAGCGGTGGCCATCGGCAGGGGACGCGCGCCGCATGAGCCGTCCCGCAGTCGTCCTGTTCGATCGGTACTCCAGCGACCGCGACTTCTCGGAAGTCAGCCAGCTCGCGCTGCGCGCGTGGCCGGCGATCCTCGCGCGGCCGGATGTTGCGCCAGAGGCGGCGGCCGAGATGGCCTATCGCGCCGCAGCGGCGATGCTGGAGGAAGTCCGCCAGGCCGAGGGCGCCTATGACCTGCGGCTGTACCAGGCGGAGGGCGGCGACGCGTGAGTGCGGCGGAGTACATCGGGCTGATTGGCCCTGTCGCCCGTGAGCTGCTGGGCGAGCCGAATGCCAAGCTGTCGAGCAGGACGGAACTGCGCTTTGGCACGCATGGGAGCCTGTCCGTCGACCTCGAGAAGGGCGTCTGGTACGACCACGAGGCCGAGGATGGTGGTGGCGTGCTGGCGCTGGTGACGCGCGAGACGGGCCGGCAGGACGGCAAGGCATGGCTGGTGGAGCGCGGCTACCTGTCCGCGGACGCGCCTCGCTCCGAGTCGCCAGCGGCCGTCTATGACTACTGCGACGAGAACGGCGAGATCCTGTTCCAGGTCGTGCGCAAGCCGGGCCACGTCTTCTTGCAGCGCCGTCCTGACGGTGCCGGCGGCTGGGTGTGGAACGTGCGCGGCGTGCGGCAGGTGCCGTACCGGTTGCCCGAGCTCCTGGCCGCGGCCGAAGACGAGCTGGTGTTCGTCGTCGAGGGCGAGAAGGACGTGGACAACCTGCGCGCGCTCGGGTTCGTGGCCACCTGCAATGCGGGAGGCGCGATGAAGTGGCGCGCCTGCCATGCCGAGCCGCTGCAAGGCCGGGACGTTGTCATCCTGCCGGACAATGACGACAAGGGCCGCGAGCACGCCGAGCAGGTGCGGGCGAGCCTGGCCGGTGTTGCCCGCTCCGTGCGCGTCCTGGAGTTGCCGGGCCTGCCGCACAAGGGCGACGTGTCGGACTGGATCGCGGCCGGCGGTACCCGCGCCGGCCTGTTGGCCCTGTTGTCGGATCCGGAGGTGCCGGCAAGCCCGCTGCGCCCGGTCGACCTGGCCGGCGTCATGGCGCGCACCCGCCGGGAATGGCCGCACGTGGTCGAGTTCTACTTCCCGCGCCGGGTAGTCACGCTCCTGGGTGGCCATGGTGGCGTGGGCAAGTCGATGCTCGCCCTGATCTTCGCCGCGCACGTCGCCGCCGGCCGCCCGTGGGGCGACCTGGCCGTGCAGCAGGGTGTGGCCGTGTTCCTGAGCTTCGAGGACGAGGCGGAGGTCGTGCTCGACCGCCTGCGCGATGTCATCGAGGCGTACGAACTCCCGCCCGCGGAGGTGCTGGCCAACCTGCGCATCTTCGACGGGTCGGACGCCGCCACCGAGCTGGCGATCGAGCAACCGGATGGCACGGGCATCGACTTCACGCCCATGATGGGCGCGGTGGCCGAGGCCGTGCGCGGCGCCGCCCTGGTCGTAATCGACAACTCGTCCGACACGTTCGGCGCGAACGAGAACGTCCGGCGGCAGGTCAAGGCGTTCATCCGGCGACTCTCGCAAGAGGCCCGGGCAAACGACTCGGCCGTCGTGCTGCTCGCCCATATCGACAAGGCCGCGGCCAAGTGGGGCGGCAAGGGCAACAACTTCTCCGGCTCGACCGCCTGGCACAACAGTGTCCGCTCGCGCCTGGCGCTGGTCGAGACGGACAACGGCATTGAACTGCTGCACGAGAAGGCCAACTACGGCCCCCGGCGCGAGCCGGTCACGCTCATGTGCGGTCCCAGAGGCGTGCTGCAGATGGTCGCACCAGAGGCCGCCAGGGCCGCGCGCACGCTGGCCAAGTCGCTGGTCGCCAAGTCTGACGGGGAGGCCGTGCTGCGGCTCCTGGGCGCACTGCTGGCCGATGGGGTCACCGTTCCGACTGCCGAGTCGGGATCGCGAACCGCCTACCACGTCCTGGTCCGCGCACCCGAGTGCCCGGACGAGTTCCGCACGCCGGCGGGCAAGGAGCGCGTGAAGGCGGCGATCCAGGCCCTCGAGCGTGACGGACGCATCGTGCGGGAGACGTACCGGAAGCCGGACCGGAAGGACGGCGAGCGGTGGGCATTGCCGCACTTTCCACCCGCGGAGGGCGCCTGAATGCGGCCTCCTGCGTGCGGTCATATATCCCCCTTATACCCCCTGCGCATATTGCCGCGCTTGGGCGCGCGGCGCGGCAATGCTGCGAACGGCCCATTGCCGCACATGACCGCACATTGCCGCATTGCCGCAGGCCGGCCGGCGGGTCGACGCTCCCGCCGCATCCCGTCTCCGCCCTCCGTGAGACTGGAGGCGGAACCGCATGGAACGAAGCCGCCGGCACGGACCTTTGCCCTTTGAGGGCGTGAAACATGCACCTGTGAAACACCACAACATGCTGATTTATCAAGGAAAATATGCTATGATCGCATCGCCTTCTGAGACGCTGGACTGCACATGGACTGCACCCGCCAACGAAACCGCCCTCACCAGGGCCACGACCGCCAAGAATCGGCGGGGACTGGTGCGCCATGACTGAGCCCGCCAAGTACGTCGCCCAGTACCTGGAGCGCCCCGAGGGCGCACCCGACCCGCTCGACGCAAAGGCGCACCAGGAGCGCGCGGCCTTCCTGCGGGAGGATCCGGACCTGCAGAGCGCGGGCTTCAACCTGCGCACCGGCATGCTGTCGCAGACGTTCCCCGTCATCGCGTTCGGCCGCTGGGAGCAACCCGAAGGGCTCGACGACGACACCGACCTGGCCGTGCTGCGCAACCTGCACGAGCGCGCCGTCAGCGAGTGGCGAGAGATGGCGCAGACGCTGGTCACCATCTACGCCGACCCCGACCCCAGCCTCAATGAGGCCGGGCGCCTCAAGATCGCCGCCCGGGTGATCAAGCCCAGGCTCGACCAGCTGGCCGAGGTGGCCGCCGAGCAGCTCGCCAAGGTCGACCAGGCCGTGCAGGCCGAGGAGGCGGCCATCGCCGCCGCCCTCCGTCCCACCGATCCGGCGGCCGCCGCGCTGCACGCGGACATCCGGGCCCACTGGAAGGCCGCCAAGACCGGGGGCGAGCGGAACCAGCTGATCCTCGGGATCCTGCAGGGCTCGATCGACGACGACACCCTGGCGGCCCTCGCCACCGCACCGGCCTACCTGTCCGGCATGACCGCCGACCTGCACGCCAAGGCCCGCGCCCTCCTGGCGCAGCGCCGCGCGCCCGACCGCGTGCGCCGCGTCGAGGCCCTGCGCCTGGGGAAGGCCCGGGCCCTGCAAGCACTGTCCGCCCTGGACAGCACCGCCAACCGCCTCATCGACTTCCGCAAGGCTGCGGCCCTCGCGGAGAAGGAACGCCGCTATGCATGACGACCTCTACCCCTACTCCGGCCTGAGCGCCGAGTGCGCGAGCCGCAAGGCCATGGAACTGGTCAAGCGGTGCGCCGCCGGCCGCATGGGCTGGATGGCGCTCGCCGGCGAGCTGCGCAAGCTCGAGGTCGTCGCCCGCACGGCGCCCGTATTGGCGGAGCAGGAGCGGCGGCATGTCTCGTGATCGCCCCCAGAAGGTCACGCCGCACCAGCTGTCCGGCATGCAGGCGCTCATGGACGTCCTGAGCCGCCTGCCGACCGATCAAATCCTCCTGTACGTCGAGGTCGGCCTGTTGGGCGACGACGGCGAGATCGTGCCCGTGCGCACCACACTGACGACGATGCACTGACATGGAAACCGCCTCCCTAATCCTCAAGGTCGATAGCCGGAGCGCGAAGTCGGCCAGCGCCGACCTCGACAGGCTGACCGATGCCAGCGGAAAGGCCGAGCGCGCCACTGACGGGCTGTCGCGCGCCTGGCGCGCGGCGGCCGGCGTCCTGAGTGCGGCCGCCGTGGCGCGCGTCACCCGCGCCTACCTCGACGCGGCCGACACCACGGCCAACATGGCCGCCCGGCTGCGGCTGGCCACCAAGTCGCAGGAGGAGTTCACCGCCGCGCAGGAGGCCACGTTCCGCATCGCCCAGAGCGCCGGCACCGAGCTGGAGGGCGTGGTCAACCTCTACGGCCGCCTGGCGCAGTCGTCCACCCAGCTGGGCCTGTCGCAGGCGCAGGTGGCGCAGCTGACCGAGACGGTCACGCAGGCCTTCATCGTGTCCGGTGCCACCTCGCAGGAGGCAGCCGGCGGTATTCGCCAGCTGACGCAGGCGCTGGC